GAGGCTGATAATGATTTTCTAAAATACTGGAGAGTTATAAGGTACTGGGTAAAAGCTAAGTATGATTTAGGAACACCTGAATTAGAAATGTTGCTTTTCTTGTACAGCGAACAAATATTTAATAAAAGTCAATTCAAAGAATACGAAGAACTTATGTATTGGGATGTAAATCGTTTCAATAAATTATTAAAGCAGGAGTGGATACACGTTTGGAGAAAGCGAAGTGGTAATGAAACGACTCTATATGAATTGACATACAAAGCTAAACGTGTTATTAATACCATTTACAAAAAACTTAATGGAGAGGAGATATCAGAATCTCCAGTTTCAAATCCTTTATTTAAAAATGATATTACTTATATGGATAAAGTGTATAGAAATATGATAAAAGAATTAAATAAAGAAATTAAAGAACAATAACAACATCACGTTCTTGAATAATAGTATATGTTTCATCATTTATCATCATGGTGTGACCAGCATTTTTATCGTAATAGATTAAATCTAAAGACTTTATAACTGTAACATCCGTCCCTGGCTTAACTACAGATCCTTTTTTATACCTAAATTCATCTACGTCAGTCTGAGACAATAATATTCCTGAAGATGTTTTAACTTCTTCTGTAATTGTTTTTATAATAATATATTTTCCAACTGGTTTCATGGTGTTATCTTTTATTTTATTGTAGTTCATCCACAACCACTCTTTATTGATCATCTATTTTTCTCGCATGAGTTACTATAGCATTAGTACTAAGTATTGTTGTAGCTACACTTACCGCATTTAATAAAGCTAAACGAGTTACTTTTAAGGGATCAATAACACCCATTTTAAACATATCTCCGTATTCTTCATTTTTAACATCATAACCATAGTCTCTGGCTGCTTTATGTGATTTAACTAAAATTTCGCTTGCACCCCTAAGATCAATACCTGCATTTTCTAATATTTGATAAAAAGGAATACACATTGCGTGTCCTAAAATAACATCTGCAATATCTTCGTTATCAAATTCATCCTCAGGCTTTCCTTTGAAGCGCTGTATCTCCAGGTGTTCACCAATATAAAATAAAGCTGATCCTCCGCCTCTTACAATACCTTCCTCTAAAGCACTACGAACAGCACAAACAGCATCTTCTACCCTGTCATACTTTTCTTTTTGCTCTACATCAGAATTACCTCCAACATAAATAGCCCCAATAGATCCAGATAAACTTGCAATACGTTCATTAATAAACTCCCTATCTGAAATTATATCTGTATTTTTTTGTTGTTCTTTTAATTCTTTAATTCTATTTTCTATCTCTTCAGTTAACTGATCACTTTTTATTATAACAGTTTGGTTTTTACCAGATATAATTTTATCGGCATGACCTAAGTCATCCATAGTAATCATATTTAAATTATCACCTGTTTTTTCTGAAAAGTATTTTGCCCCAACAGACAACGCGATGTCTTGCATAAGCTCGTGTTGTTTATATCCAAAATTTGGAGGTATAATATTACATAGCTTAAGTCCATTACGCACCACGTTTGCTGCCAGGGTATTCACAACATTAGGCGAGCAAGCCCCAATGATGAGAAGTTTTTTGTTTTGTTGTATTACTGGTTTTAATATATTTTCTATTTGAAGTATATTACTTATCTCCTGATCACAAACTAAAACTAAAGCATCTTCTAATACTGCTTCATCGTTTTTTTGATTAGTGATAAATAAATTAGAAGTATAACCTCTATCTACTTTTATTCCGTTTGTAACTGTTGCATAAGTCTCATGGTTTTGAGAACTCTCAACTGTAACTATTCCATTAACTCCAACTTTTTTATAAGCCTCCGAAATAATCTTACCCAACTCTGGATCATTGTTTGAAGAAATAGTAGCAACATCTTTTAATGTTGAAGAAGTAACTTTACGACTATTGTTTTTTAATTCAGAAACAACTTTGTCAGTAGTCTTTTTTATATTCCTAACAACCTCAGTTATATTATGTTCTGGTTTTAAAAACTTTTCACCAGCCTTTACCAAAGCTTCAGTCAAAACAATTGCAGTAGTAGTTCCATCACCAGCAGAATTAGCAGTTCTACGAGCCGCATCTTTCATCATGGTAATAGCTAAGTTCTCTACAGGATCTATTAATGATATAGATTCCGCAACAGTAACTCCATCTTTTGTAATTGTAATTCCTTGCGTGTGATTAGAAGACTCTATTAAAACAGTTTTTCCGCGTGGGCCTAAAGTACTTTTTACAGCTTTAGATATTTTTGTTATTCCGCTAATTAATTTGTTTCTTCCGACTTGATCGAACTCAAGATCCTTGGGTATGTAGTTGCTCATTTTATTTAATTTGATTTATACAAATATACAAAATATATTTTAAATACATAATGACGAATGTCAAACAATATTGCTCCTACTTACTTATATATATATTACTACTACTACTACTATTTTTTTGTTATTATTATAGTCTTTTTTTCGACATTTTCGACATTTAATAAAAATAGTAATATAAAGTATTGATAAATAGATAGTTAGTTAATGTCGATTTTTTTTTAATACAACATTATTGTGTCGATTATTATACATATTATACAAAAAAAGAGAACCTATTAAGATCCTCCTTTAAAATAAAGATTAGTGAGTGAACTAAAATCTCAATTGTCTGAAATGTTTTTTGTTATCAGCAAGCTCTATAGCTTCAGATATTTGGTTAACCTTGCGGTCATTTTTTACAGCTCTTTTTATAGAAGCCGCTTTTTGAATACCAGTCATTGAGTCTGGTCTATCGTTTATTAACCTTCCGTCTTTTACATAAAGTCCGTTAACAAAATCTCTTGAGTTTAAATTTTTGCTGTGCATGATATTATTCTTTTAGTTAAAAAACAAATATACTAAAAAAATTTTTTTTTATTCAGACGTATTGAACTGGAGGGTAATACATACACATACGTTGACGCCCCTCAAAACGAAAACGACTTTTTTTAAAAAAGTTAAATCAAATCCTAAAATATTTTTTCCAATGTTTTGGCGTTTTGCTACGAGCAACAGCACCGCACCAGGTACACGCGCCGAGGCCGTACCGCCTCGCCACGTTTCGCCCTTTCGCCGTTACTCCTGGCACGCTTTACCCTACACGCGCGCGCCTCTCCTCCAGGAAAGAGAAGATATCTTTATATTAAAGATCCTTTTACACTTCAAGAGATTGAAGGTTATACCTCCGCGAACGCTTAAAATATTAAACGTTTCTTATTTATATTCATTATAAATTACGTTTATAACTTACACGTTATCAGCACGTTACACGCTCAAGATATTTGTAACAAGTATATTATTAAAAAAAATGTTTGCATAACTAAAATATTAAACTATCTTTGAACAAAATATAAACATTAATTAATTTAACTTTATTATTATGAGCAATTTAAAATCAAACATTAGAACCGAAGTATTAAAAAGTTTAAACGCTATTAAAATTGACACGCAAGAAGTAAAAAATCAAATTTCTTTTGGGTGCCAAAGTGAAGAAGCAGAGCTAAAAGATTTTAACGCTGAACGCTTACAAGCTAATGAAGTTTATTTATTAGTTGATACTTTAACCGATGAAGTAAACAGATTAAAAATGTTGTTAAACTTATTAAAATAATATAAACCAGGGCGCAGAAATGCGCCCATAATTTTAAAACTATGTTACGCACAAACTCAAAAAAATATCTTTCAAACATTCAAAATTATTTGCTTGATGCAATTAATACAGATGATCACGAAACAGAGGCAACAACACACGCGGAAAAAATCGCTTTTGTTATGTCTTGTTATGAGTCTGAATTTAATCACAAATACAACCAGGCACGACACCCAAACGAACAAACGCGCTTTGCTAATTGGCTTGCTGGCCTTCCTTCGGTTTTAGATATTCCATTTTATAACGATGATATTATAAAACTTGCAAAGCGCCTCCAGGAAGTAGACACCTACCCAAACGAGAAGAACACCACAAAAAATATAGTTGAAAACTATTTTAATTTTATGGCATACCACATTTTAAAACTAAATTCTAAACTAAATAAATAATAATATAAACCAGGGAGCGGAAACGCTCCCACAATACCACAAAAAAAATGACTATAACAATGACAAGAACAAAGCAAGAAAAAAACCCAAGTACAAAAACGACTTTTTTACCTGGCGTTACATTTGTTGAAGAGATCACAGAGCGCGAATATAATTTAATCACTAAAGATGAAACGCTAAAGGCCTTCAGAAGAGCAGGAGGAAAAGAACACGCGGAGCGCTCGTATACTTGTAGAGGCTACAACGTAGTAAAACTAACAAGCACAAGCCCAACAAATCAAACAAGAATAACAAGAGAATTTAAATTTCAATAGATATGAAAAATTTTAAAAAGATAATCACAATAGTAATTTGTTTAATATTTGTAACGCCAACGCTAACAAGTTGTAGCGCCTCCAGGCAATGCAAAACGTCAAAGTATAAAAAGAAAATGTATACTAAAAAATGTTGGAACGCAAAACGCCAAAAATATACAAGATGCCGAAGATAAAAACAGAGATAACGGAGTTAATAAAATTCCGCAATCAATACGAAAACGCGATAACAGAAGCGCGATTTATTGAGGCCGAAGAGTATTTAAGTAAGGTACACGATAAATATGGAACGATAGAAGTTTCAGCGATCAGAAATTTAATAAAGTAGTATAAACCAGGGAGCGGAAACGCTCCCACAATACCAAAGTTATGAAGTATAAAAATGAATTTATTAAAATAGGCAATACACAAGTAAAGCAAATAAATAAAACAGAGGCTAAAAAAGTATATGATCAAGGCCATGACCTTTATTTAAATGCTTGCAATATGATGTTAAATAATGCCTGGACAAGCCCAATGTTATTAAATAACGGATCTTCTGAAAAGTTTGAAACAATGGTAAATGAGTACGAGTATTATAATTGTTGCAGTGAACGAGGAAAGTACGCAAATTATTTTATTAATGTAAATCAATAAGTTATGCAAAATACAATAGAAGTAGTAACAAACGATGACACGCGAGATGTCTCAATAAGAATTGTAGATTTTTTAATTAACAATGAATTTATAGAATATGAAGAAGGAAATTACCCCTTTGAGATACAAGATACAATACACGATGAAATAAATGACTTATTAAATATAAGTGAAGAAAACGAAGAAATAATAATTGAAAGTAAAATAAATAAGTTATGAAGGCATATAAAGTAAGAGTAAAATACACGCAAGAATATATAAACAAGGCGGATCTTAATGAAATAAATAAAATTGTAATGGATCAAAATTGGAGTAGGCCTTTTCTTATGAGAATGTGTTTAGATAGAGCGCTTGAATTAGGATATAAAGGGACGTTTCCAGTAACTAAATGGGATATCGATGAAGTTTAAATTAAGAGCGACAAGCAACGTAAAAGCGTTTTACCTGGCCAAATACTCAACAGATGAGTTAGGCCAGGAAATCGATAGTAATATAAGTTTCAAGATGGTTTTTAAATGTCTTGATAACTATGAAAACATATACGATCTAATAGGCGTAGGAGATAGCCTGGTAAGAGAAAGAATTTTCGAGGCACTTGCTGAAATAATGAATGTAGAATATGACTACATATATCACCAATGGTTAGGTAATCCAAATTAAATAAAGTTTAAAAAACTTGTACAGAATGTTTATAATAACTATATTGCACAAAATTAATCTAATTAAATATAAAAAAAATGAGAGTAATTAAAACAAAAGTTTATCAGATACACGAACACCCAAGTAAAGAATTATGCTTTAAATGGATCAGAGAAAATTTTCACGACTTGAATGAATTTTCAGTATATGAGTTAGTTGATAGTATAAAAAAATTAACCCAGGAGATAGGAGGAAGAAACGACTATTCAATAAGTCAAAGCCCATGCCGAGGCGAGTACATAAAGTTTAGTGAGTATGATAAATTAGCCTTGGATAGCCTGGAGGCTGATAAATGTGAATTAACGGGTACGTTTTGGGATCAAGAGATAATTAAGGGATTGAAAAGCAATTCTTTAAATAATGTATTGCAACAATTACACCAGGAGACTGAATACGTTTATTCTGATGAAGGTTTAACGGATCTTTGTGAGGCTAATGAATATGAATTTACAGAAAACGGATCATTTATAAATAATTAAAAGTTATGAGCAAAAACGAAACCATTAAATTTTTAAGCCACAGAATTGAGGCTATGCAAGGCGAGATAGATAAACTCTCCAGGAAAAAACTAAAGGAAACCATTAACATAGAGTATGCTGATATACAAGAAGACTTAATACAATTCTATGAACTTGATATTGATAATTGTAAAATGACCAACCTGGATTGGATCAGAGAAATGGCCTTGTTAATATGTACAAACCATTATAAGTATCAAGTATTATCAGAAATAGAACAATATAAAACAATAAGAGAAAATTTATAGTTATGAGCGAAATGGAACAAGAAAAAATCGTAAGCCTGGAGGCTGATAGATTATTAAGAAACGCATTAGATAAAAAAGCATTTGCGGAAAAATTGAAAGTAAGAAGTGTAAGGTATTTCAATACTCGAAGAGGCCTGGGATATGAAGCGCAAACAAATCAAATGAATGTAGTTATATGGAATGACGGAAACGGAGGCGGTACGTATATCGCTCCATATTATCCATATACAAAAGATTGTACGGATCTTATGGAGAACGAGGCCTATTTAGAAGGTTTAATTGATCAGTACGAAGGTATAACCCTGGAGGATAAAGAAAGAATAATTGAAGATCACACAGAAAAATTATTATTCCAGGAAAGATTTAACGGAAAAAACAACACAGAACATTTAAAACCATATTAATAAATAAAATCAAATAAAATGAAACTATTAAAAACACAGAAGCACACAGACTACGTAAGATTTGGATTTACGTTTAACACTACAAACGGAAAAGGTTTAGATTTTGAAACTCATGTAAACGGAGGCCTAACAAACCAGGATATAGGAGGAGTAAAATTCCTGGACATTGAAGATTTAGATTATGACACAAACTTTACAATGTTTGGAGAAAAAACTCAATACACAAAGTTTAGAGATTTTTATAGGGAATTGTATGGAAACGCAAAGTTTGATCAATTAATAAAAGACATTGAAGACAGATGCGAGACAGAAATATCAAGTCATTACGAAAATTCATTTGATACTTTGTCTGTAAAACAATATAGAGATATAATGTGCCATATAATAGGTTATGATAAAAAGAAAAAAACCTGGAAAGCTAACAAGGATATCAAAAAGACTCCCCATATTAAAATTACAGACGGAGAAGGCGGTATCTATTGGACAAGTAATTGGTACATAAGAAGAGTATTTATTCGACTTGCTGATGCCCAAATAAAAAGCGGTAAAAAGTTAGGAGACTTTTTTGATGATCCAAAGCAATTACCTATAAAGCAATTAATAACAAATAATTGCAAGTACCAGGGAATTGAAATACACGATGTAATAAACTTAATAGAAAGAACTGAAAATTATTAATTATGAAAGTAAAGATACAACAAAGACAAGTCTACCATAAATTTGCTGAGATAGAAATTGAAATTGACGAAGATGAATTTGATCATTATAGATTAGACAACGGAAAATACACGAGTATAGATGAATTTATAATATATAAGGAAGGAGATTGGATTGATGACATTGAAAACAAGTTAAACGATGCTGAGTTTGTTTATGGTAATGGAATAGCTGATTTAAAAGGAATGAATGATACAGAGTCAGAATCAGAATGGAGATATGAATGTGATGAGTTAATGATTGGAGGCCATTTATGAAGACAAAAGGCACATACTCAATAGTTGAAGACAACTATGAATTAGATATAAATTACGAATTTTATTGGAATGACGGAGACAATGAGTATCCTCCAGAAGCTGATTTAGAAATAGAAAATGTAGAATTAAACGGAGTAGATATAACCGACTTTTTTTGGGATTGGGTAAACGATGATCTTAATACCAGGGTATGGGAATACGCTCAAGAAAATAAATATTAATAATTATGGCATACGCGGAAACACAAAAAGACAGAGACTTCAATAAAGTTACCGAACTAATGGGAGACTTTATAGAAGCAACAAACGAGATCAACAAAATTAAACCTCAACTATCCTGGTTTAATGACTTTGTAGACTTTATTCAAGAATATGATAAAGGAATTTATAACCAGGCTTGTATATGGGCTGATAAAATGCAAAACAATGGGATATAGTAGCCAGGTAATAATAGGAATACCAAAGACGGAGAAAGTTAGATTATTCAAACTTCAAAACTCGGAGAGGCGTTTTGTTTTTCCAGATTTATTTTCGCTTTTAAAAGAAACAAAAGACGGAATGATGATATACACAAGTATCTTTGATCTGAAATGGCATAGCCCTTATCCAGACGTAAAACTAATTGAAGATTTTTTATATGATCTCGAAGAAAGAGGCCTGGAGGCTTTTCAAATTTGCATAGGAGAAGACCAGGTAATTCATTCTGAAATAGGAAACTATTATGAACACCTGGAGATCAATTTAGAAATAAATATCTACGATTAAATTAGTATTTATGATTGTTTTACATTATATTTGTGAACTAAGTTTAATTAAAATTTAATCAAATTATGGACGATACACTAAGAATGCTATTTGAGTCATTCAATCCTCAAAACCCACAAGCAAGAAACACCGCTATACATATGGCCATGTGTTCAAACATTATTAATAACATTCACGATGACGAAGAAGACACTGCTGATAAAAGCCAGGAGGTTACTACTATGGAAGATGATGATTATCCTTTAGGTATTTAGTTATGGGAGAAGAAGACAAAAATATGAAACTTATAGTATGGTCATTCATAGGAGCGATCTCTTGCTTAATTGCTTTTCAATTATATAAATTTATAAAATGGTTAATATGATAAATTTAGATTACGCTAAGATTAGCGATGTAGAAGTAGACGGAATAGACACCGCAGATTACCCAGATTTCTGTGATGCATTTATCTCATATGCAGAATATGATGGTAGAGAAATGACAGACGAAGAATTAGACACATTAAATGAAGATAGTGATTTTATTGCTTTTCAATTATATAAATTTATAAATGGTTAATATGAATTATACAGAAACCAGGACAGACGAACTTCAGTGTACTGAAGATAAAAATATTAAAGTAGACACCCCTTCTTATTATGATGGTAAAAATAATTACACCGCAATAGATGTTGTGAATAATTTTGATTTAAATTATAATTTAGGAACTGCTTGCACTTATATTTTAAGAGCATACAGAAAACACAACACGCCTAATGAAGATCTTCAGAAGGCTATAAATCATTTACAATTTGAATTAAATAAAATTAATCAATAATGAAGAAACAAATATTTGATGACTATGCTACTGCGGTAGCAAAAAAGTTTCATCTAACTTTAGATGAAATGTTTACCTCTACGAGACGAGGAGATATAGTAGATGCCAGGCAAATGCTATATTATTTATGTATGGAGAGACCAATAAGAATATCTTACATACAAAGGTTTTTAGAAAGCTATGATTTTAAAGTAACTCATTCAACTATAATACATGGATATAATAAAGCAAAGGATCTAATAAGTAATGACACCGATGTTAACGATTTAGTCCAGGAGATACTAAAAGATAATAATGTATAATTTAAAACAAGTTTTTATTCAAGCTAAGTTATGTAACAATAGCATTCAAGAAGAGATGCCTTATGGCGAAAGTGTTTTAAGTAAAGGTATAAAAATTCAAAAGTTTAGTGATAGGATTGAAATATTAGACTTAAACAGAAGTGGAGATTACTATAAGGTAATTGAAAATGATCATTATGATTTCTTCTACGAATATGGTTGGGTAATAGGTTGTTTAAAATTAAACATTGAAAATTGCTTATTTAAATTAAAACTAATCGAGTCAAAGATAAAGACAGAAGTAAACACTCGAAAGAACGATAAGCATATACAGAACTTAAAAAATAAAAGAGAAGCCATACTATTAAAGTATGCAAACAAAATAAAAGATTTAAATCTAAAATTAAATACAAATGAGCAAAAATGAAAATTACTTCAAAGACTTGGTTGCAAAAGATATTTCCAAGCACGTAAAAAAGAAAGGAAACTTTAATTACTTATCCTGGGCAATAGCCTGGAATTATTTAAAACAATCAAACCCAGGAGCGCAACGTATAGTATATGAGGCGCAAGAGACAGGTTTAAATTGGTTTTCCGATGGAATGACTGGCTATGTAAAAGTAGGTATAGTGGTAAATGACATAGAGCATATTGATTATTTACCTATTAAAGACTTTAGGCATAACTCTATCACTGTTGACAAAATAACTTCTATGGACGTTAACACTGCAATTCAAAGAGCAACTGCAAAAGCTATTGCTATGCATGGCCTTGGTTTAAGTCTTTACGCAAATGAAGATACTCTAATAATTCCAGAGATCCAGGAACATAAAAAGACACAGACCACGACAAAACAAAAGACTGAAACTTTAATCACATTAGAGATTGGAGATATGAATTGGTCTAAAGTTTTAACGTACATATCCAAAAATAAAGAATTAGGCTTAGAGAAGATAGTAAAAAATCTTAAGTCTAAGTATAGTATAAAGGCAGTGGTGAAAAAAGAATTAGCTAAATCATTTAAAAATGACTAAAGCAGATATACTTAAAAACCTGGAAGACGATGCTAAATACTATGGAGATTTTGGTAAGCAATATTTATCAAACTCAGACATAGGAAAGCTATTAAAGAACCCTACTCAGTTTAGAGTAAGTAATGAATTTACAAAGCCAATGCTTGAAGGTAGATATTTTCACACTAAAATATTAGAGCCACATAAAATAGGAGACTTCCAGGAAGTAGATGCATCAACAAGATCCACTACTAAATATAAAGAGGCTTTGTCTGAATCAAATGAGGAAATGCTTTTGCTTACAAAAGAGAGAGAGCAATTAGATTTTTTATGTACTAAGATGACTTCTAATATGGAAATGTTTGATCTTATTTATGAAGAAAATAATGATTACGAAGTTCCAGAAATTCAAAAAATAATGAATTTAGATTGGAAAGGAAAGGCTGATATCTTAAACCATAAAAGTAATTTGATTATTGACATCAAAACAAGTTCTGATATCGATAAATTTATGTATAGCGCAAAAACTTATAATTACGATAGTCAAGCATACATATACCAAAGGTTATTTGGTAAGCCATTAATATTCCTGGTAATAGATAAAAAGACTGCAAGACTTGGTATATTTGAATGTTCTCAAAGTTTTATACAAGGAGGCCAGGAGAAGGTTGAGCAAGCAGTAGAGGTGTATCAAAAATATTTTAGTAATGAAGCAACTGAAGACATACATACATACATACATAGGCAGACTTTGTAAAAGCCTAAAAAGAACTGAAAAAAATACTATTATGTGGATAAAAGTTCCAATGTCTTGTAATAGTGCAGAGCATAAGACTGACGTTATGTTATCTGTCATAAACTATATGGAGCAAACAATTAAAATAAATAAAAATGAGTGAAGTAAAAGACAAAATTTACGTAGGAAGTGGAAAAGAAAAATTTGATGGAGACCAGGTAGCGGTATCTGTTTGTTTATCAGATCTTCCAAAAGATTGGATTTTTGAGTACAACAACAAAAAGTATGTAAAACTTATTGTACAGAAAAAAAGAGAGACGGATCAATATGGTAAAACACATTATGTAGCCATTGATACATTTAAGCCAGAGCAGAAGACAGAGCAAAAGCCTTTGTTAAATGCAGTTGACGAAGGAGATGGCCTTCCGTTTTAATTAATCCTAACTGAATAAAATAGGGAGTTTACGCTCCCTTTTTTTACCTTTTGTCTCGTGTCGAATGACAAAATTTTAACTATATAGAGAGATCTATAGAAAAAAAATATTATAAATACTTCTTTATCTACATTATTATTATATATTATTGACATTTTCGACATTAAAATATATAAGTAACTAATAAAGAGATAGTTAAGTAAAATAAAATCAACATAAAATCAACATAAAATGGACATAACCATATTTCAAGACATAAAACAGACATCACAACCCTTCTACAGAAACATAAACCTGGTGCTGAAAAGAATACAAGATGGATCTTCCAAGGATATAGTTAAAAAAATACGTGCCGAAAAAGATAAGAGCAATAGGAATATATTAAAACAAAAATTACCAGCAATTTGTTTTAGCGGAAAGTTTACAAAACGAAATGACAAAGCGCTCAAAGAACATAGTGGTTTAATTTGTCTTGACTTTGATGGATACAACTCAAATAAAGATTTATTGCAAGAAAAAGAAAAGCTTTCAAAAGATAAATATGTTTATGCGGTATTTATTTCTCCAAGTGGAAATGGTTTAAAGGTTTTAGTTAAAATACCTCCAATCACAGAAAATCACAAAAACTACTTTCTAAGCCTTCAAAAACATTTCGATAGCGATTACTTCGATAAGTCTTGTAAAAATGTATCAAGAGTCTGCTATGAGTCTTACGATCCGTTAATTCACATTAACGCTCAATCAAGTTTATGGGATAGCATACAAGAACAAGAATACAATGAGGTAAATAAGAATACTGATATACCAACAATACCAGTAACCGATGAAAACAAAATAGTAGAAATATTAGTTAAATGGTGGGAAAAAAAGTTTCCCATGAATGAAGGAGAAAGAAATAACAACGCTTATGTTTTGGCCGCCGCTTTAAATGACTTTGGGGTATACCAATCTTTAGCTGAGTCAGTATTAAATAACTATCAAACAAAAAGTTTTGATAGAGAGGAAATAAGAAGAACAATACGAAGCGCTTATTCTAACAAGCATAATTTTGGTACAAAGTATTATGAAGATGAAGATCGACTTAATAACTTGAGAATGAAGTTAAAACGAGGCGTGCCAAAAAAAGAAATTAGATCTCAATTACAAGAGTCCGATATTGAGGTCGCTACCATAGACAATGTGTTGGCTCGTTTAGATGAAGAAAATGCAAACAATCAGTTTTGGACAAAAAACGACAAAGGAGTTATAAAAATAGTTCATATACTTTTCAAGCAATTCCTGGAGGAGAATGGATTTTATAAGTTTAACCCTGAGGGAAGTAAGAATTATGTTTTTGTCAGAGTAACCAATAATTTAATAGATCACACGTCTGAAAAAGAAATAAAAGATTTTATTTTAAATTATCTATTAGAGGTAGATGATCTAAGTGTTTATAATTATTTTGCTGAACACACCAGGTATTTTAGAGAAGAGTTTCTAACCCTTCTTTCATCTATAGCAGTTTATTTTATAGAAGATACAAAGGATAGTGCTTATCTATATTATAAAAATTGTGCAGTAAAAATAACTAACAATAAACTTATAACGATTGACTACCTGGACTTGGGTGGATATGTATGGAAAGACCACGTTATAGATAGGGTTTTTAATGAATGCGATGCTGAAAGTTGTGATTACCAGCAGTTTATTAAAAATATTTGCGGTAAAGATGATAACAGAGTAAATTCTATGAAGTCAACAATTGGTTATTTACTTCATGCTTGGAAAAACCTATCCTACTGCCCAGCAGTAATATTAAATGATGAGGTAATATCAGACAATCCAGAAGGAGGGACAGGTAAAGGTATTTTTATGAACGCCTTGAGTCATATGAAAAAATTAGTATTTATAGATGGTAAATCATTTAATTTTGAAAAAAGTTTTGCTTATCAAACTGTTAGTGTTGATACTCAAATATTATGTTTTGATGATGTAAAAAAACATTTTGACTTTGAAAGGTTATTTTCTGTTGTAACAGAAGGCTTAGTCCTGGAAAAGAAAAACAAAGATGCTATAAAGATTCCATTTAGTAAATCACCTAAAGTTTCTATCACAACTAACTACGCTATTAAAGGTAAAGGATCATCTTTTGAAAGAAGAAAATGGGAATTAGAATTAGCCCAACACTACACTAAAGATTTCACACCACTTATGGAGTTTGGGAAACTTATGTTTGGAGAGTGGGATGATGATGAATGGTGTCACTTTGATAATTATATGATAAGTTGTGTTCAAACCTATATGAATCATGGCCTTATAAAATCAAAATTTATAAACCTAAAGACAAGACAATTATCCGCAGAAACGTGTCACGAATTTTTAGAGTGGAGTGGAGAAATAGGTGGTGGATCACAACACGAAAAGTTAAAACAATCTGGAAGGGTATATAAAAGTGATTTATATTTAGATTTTGTTGAAGACAATCCAGACTTTGCTCCAAAGTCTAAGTTCACTGTTTCAAGAACTAAGTTTTATAAATGGCTTACCGCTTACTCTGTGTACAAATATAATTGTAAACCAGAAGAAGATAGGGATTCGCAAGGTAGGTGGATAAGATTTAGAAGTAAGCACGAGTTGGAAGAAAACGGAAGATTAGATTTTTAATATGAAGTTTAGAGACTATCAAAAAGAAATAATTAACAAGGCCAAACCTCTGTTGTTAAAAGATAAATTTGTTTATCTTGCAATGGAGGTAAGAACTGGTAAAACTCTCACGAGCTTGGGTGTAAGTGCGCTTTTACCAGTCTCTAACCTTTTATTTATCACCAAGAAAAAAGCCATAAGCAGTATAGAAGATGATTATAAACTTCTTAGTCCTTCTTACAATATCACTGTTATTAACTACGAATCACTTCATAAAATAGACCAGGGAGGCTGGGATATGGTAATATGTGATGAGGCTCATGGTATGGGAGCATTTCCAAAAAGAAACAAAAGATCAACTCAAGTTAAATCATTGATATTAGAAAACGATCCTTTTGTAATATTCTTGTCTGGAACACCAACACCTGAATCATTTAGTCAGATGTATCACCAGGTTTCAGTAGTTCGTAAACACCCATTCAGTAATTATGTAAACTTTTATAAGTTTTCTAAACAATACGTAAATGTTAAGCAAAGAAAAATCAATTCTCTTTACATAAACGATTATTCAGATGGCCTACAATCTATAATTGATCAAATGAAACCACATACTATTTCTTATACTCAAAAAGAA